CTACCTAACTTTGAATTTGACGACTATGGTGGGTATGTGTGTGATATGTGGATGCCGATACCGAAGTTTAACTAATAACAATAGCGATATGAGTGAATTATATATACCCATAGAACGCCCAGAGAGAAATTTGGTAAACGGCAGGTTCTTGAAGGGCCACACTCCTCATAACAAAGGAAAAAAGTGGGCTGATTACATGGATATGCGTAAAGCTAAAAGGATAAAACGAATTGGAGTGAAAAATCTTGTGAGAAACTATCGAATATCCGGATGGAATGCAAAGCCTGTTGTTGCAATAAAAGATGATGAACTCGTTGGTATTTATCCTTCTGCAAGCGAGGCTGGCAGAAAAGCAGGAATATGCGGACGAAATATAATTAGTTGTTGTTCCGGTAAGCGTAAACATGCCGGTGGATATCAATGGTTTTGGGAGAATGATAATACTTGGTGTAATTTAATTAATCATGAAAAATATAAGTCATTTTAAAATAGGCGAGTGGGCAAAATTCCGTAACGAATTTCAACGGCTATTACCTAATGTCCCGATAATTGACTTACATGATGCACTGTTATCAGCTATCGAGAATAGATTGGTAATTGATATAATTGCGTTAGACAAAAGATTGCGGAATATGTATCCTGAAGAATGGGAGTGCATGTCTATGAAGGAAATAATTATTAAACATTATGGTTTGGAAGCCATGCAATTAATAGAATCAGTATTATGATATACGGATATTTAAGAGTAAGTACGGATGATCAGGACTCTGCTAATCAGAAGTTGGGTGTCTGTAAAAAAGCGGAATCCTTGGGATTATCGGTTGATGATTGGATTATTGATGATGGCATATCTGGGACGAAGGAGCCTGAAAAACGGTTATTGGGCAAACTTATGAAAAAATTGCAAAAGGGTGATGTAATAATCACATCCGAGCTTTCCCGTCTTGGTAGAAAATTATTCATGATTATGCGAATATTGGAGTTCTGTATGCTTCATGAGGTTAAGGTTTATACAGTAAAAGACGGATACGAACTTGGAGACAACATACAGAGTAAGGTTCTTGCTTTTGCTTTCGGAATTGCTGCTGAAATAGAACGTGACATGATTAGCCAGCGGACTAAAGAAGCATTAGCCAGAAAGAGATTGGAAGGCGTAGTCCTTGGCCGTCCTAAAGGCAGAAAGAGTTCTCCTGACAAATATAAATTGTATGGGAAAAATGCCTTGATAAAAGGATTGATTGACGAAGGCATATCACAGCGTAAAATAGCAAAAATATGTAAGGTTGATAGAAATACGCTTGCAAGATTTTTGAAATATGAACTATCAATTAGAGTAAATCAAGATAGATATGAATAAATATAAAATATTTGAAGATGTAAAAAAAACAACTGGAGAACACCTTTGCGGCTCCAGTTGTACCATTCTTATTCTTCAACTGATAGTGTTAAAATATGATTGGCTGGGATAGCAAGCCCAACTCCATCTATTTCGACAACAATTCTAAAAGAAGGAACCTTCGTGTTGAATTCTGCTCTCAGAAGAGTGCCTGTTACAACTTCGCTTGGAAATCCTACTGCTTGGAATTCAATCTGACATTTTTTACCATAAGAGTCTATTAACTCTTGCTGATCATTAAAATTGATAACTCTCATAATTGTTTTTTTTAGATAATAATTCAACAAAGATACGCAAAATATGGTAATAGCATGGTTTTCTTGCGGCGTAACATCCGCAGTCGCTTGTAAGATAGCGTTGAGCCTGTATGAAGATGTGCAGCTCTATTATATTGAAACAGGCTCCGGACATCCTGATAATGCCCGATTTCTTGTAGATTGTGAAAAATGGTACAATCAATCTATCCATATTATCCGAAGCGACAAGTACACCTGTGTGTCTGATGTGTTGCGAAAGGGGTATATTAATGGTGCACATGGTGCTGCTTGTACTCTTGAACTGAAGAAGAAAGTCCGGTATAAGTTGGAAAAAGAGTTGAAAGAATGGGATGGACAAGTATGGGGCTTTGATTACGACCCGAAGGAGATAAACCGCGCCATCCGGTTAAAACAACAATATCCAGATACAAAGCCACTATTTCCACTAATTGAAAAGCAGATTACGAAATCTGATGCAATGGGAATGCTTTGGAAAGCCGGTATTGAAATCCCCGCCATGTACAAGATGGGCTACAATAACAACAACTGCATTGGTTGCGTGAAAGGTGGTATGGGGTATTGGAATAAAATTCGGAAAGACTTTCCAGAAGTATTTAACCAAATGGCGCAGATTGAACGAGACGTTGGCGCAACATGCCTAAAAGACAAAGACGGTCGCCTCTTCTTGGACGAACTACCAACATGGAGAGGCGACCCAGTGGAAGAGATTATACCGGATTGTTCGCTTATTTGCCAGATTGAGTTTCAAGAGATAATCGATAGACAGGTAAAGCGAGTTTTGAAAGGAGAAATTAGTATTAACGACGTAGCCTGAAAAGGCTCAAAACAAAGAAAGAAATGAATGAATTGTATATACCGCCTGAGCGATCTGAGAGAAACTTTATTACCGGACAATTTTTTAAAGGTTGTGTTCCTCACAACAAGGGTCGTAAAATGGTTTATCATTCAAAACGTTCCAGGGTCAGAAGCATAAAGAATCTGTCTAAAGGGCGTGGGGCGTGGCATAAGACCGGAGCAGGCATGAATAAAAAGAGTGTGGTTTTGATAAAGGATGGAAAATTATGTGGAGTATTCTCTTCGATACAAATGGCTGGTAAAATGATTGGCGTGGCTCCTTCTTTGATCAGTGCTATATGCCGGAAAGTAAGAGGCAAACATACGGCCAATGGGTACAGATGTTTTTTCGAGGATAGTAACGATTGGTATGATTTAATCAAACAGGATTATGAATAATGACAGACAGAAGATATTAACTGATTATATTTCTTACATATACACGACAGGAAAGACTTATGATACTGTCGGGAAATATATCAAGCATGTCACGGATTTTTTAGAGGTAACCAAGGAAGTGAACCGCCGTGGTTATTTGAATTACAAGCGCGAAAATGCTGATGTCATGGTGCGTCATTCATTAATGTGTTCAGCTATATGCGATCTATTATCCTTTCTCAACATCGGATATGGGAAGAGGGAAAAGACGGTGAAACCTTTGGAGAAACTTGATGTCATTTCGGAGAAGAACAAGAAACAACTTCATGATTTCATTATATGGCTGACCGACAACAATGATTACTCATCTCATACAGTTGATATATATTACACATCGATGAAGAAATATTTCGAGTATGCCAATGAAGTCAATATGGATAATTGCAGGAGGTTTATAAAAAGTCTTGAAGAAGAAAAATTATCTCCTGCTACCATCCGTTTGCGAATTACGGCAATCGAAAGGTTTTCCAAGTGGATGAAGAAACCTATAGAACTAAAGCGTCCCAAAATAAAGCGTAAACTGGATGTAAACAATGTGCCTACCGAAGATGAATACAACCGGCTGTTGGAGTATCTTAAGACAAAAAATAACAAGGATTACTATTTCTTCGTCAAGGTCCTGGGTACAACCGGTGCCCGTCTGTCGGAGTTTCGGCAGTTCACGTGGGAGGATATTATTGCAGGGGAAGTAACCCTGAAGGGAAAGGGTAACAAGTACCGTCGCTTTTTCTTTCAAAAACAGCTACAGCAAGAAGTGAAGGCTTACGTGAAAGAATACGGTAAGACCGGGCCTTTTGCTGTCGGGAGATTCGGACCGTTGACTCAAAGAGGTTTTTCGCAGAACCTGAAAGCATGGGGTAAACATTGTGGTATCGATCTGAAAAAAATGCACGCACACGCTTTCCGGCACTTCTTTGCTAAAATGTTCCTGAAGAAAAACAAAGATGTAATTCAATTAGCAGACCTTCTTGGTCATGGCAGTGTAGACACAACAAGAATCTATTTACAAAAGAGTTATGACGAACAAAAAAGAGACTTTAATAAAAACGTTACGTGGTAGCGTTGATCAACTGAATGATCTGGTAGAATTGACCAAAGGGATTTGCGTGTATGATGATACCGGGCATGTCGATAATGATTTTCTTTTGGAGGTTCTTTCCTGCATCGGTACTTTCATGGAAGCAAGTAATATGGTTGTTACGAGAATATCTTCATTGTTAGCCCCAGATGCTCCGGTTGATGAAAAGAAGAAACAGGCTGACGAAGGTAAGAAATGGAATGTGGAAGAAATACTGAAACATTGTACTCTTGAGGATAGTGTTCTCAAACTTCCGAAAGTACAATTTAATAAGAAATCCTATGCTGAAGCAAAGAGATGGATAGAAGAAGCCGGCGGCTCATGGCAGGGAGGTAAGATACAGGGCTTCACATTCCCGTTTAATCCGGAACGTGTGTTTTCCATACTGAAAGAGGGTAAAAGGTGCAACCTTCAACAGGATTACCAGTTTTTTGAAACTCCGGACGATGTTGCCGACTGGCTGGTTATGCTTGCCGGAGGGATACATGAGGATGATACGGTACTGGAGCCGAGTGCCGGGCGTGGTGCTCTTGTCAAGGCTATTCATCGGGCATGCCCTTCTGTGATAGTTGAGTGCTATGAATTAATGCCAGAAAACAGAGAGTTTCTTCATACACTTGATAACGTAATATTACTTGATGAAGATTTTACGAAAGATAGTGTAGGTAGTTATACTAAGATTATTGCAAATCCTCCGTTTTCCGGTAATCAGGACATAGAGCATGTAAGACTTATGTATGAACGTTTGGAAGAAGGTGGCACACTTGCGGCCATCACTGGACCACATTGGAAAATTGGGACAGAAAAGAAATGTGAGGAATTTCGCACTTGGCTTAACTCTGTTGGTGGGAAAACCTTTGAAATAGGTGTCGGTGAATTTAAAGAGAGTGGGACAACTATTGCTACTATAGCAGTGGTAATCCAGAAATAGAGTAAAACAGAGATAGAAAGGAATATTATGAGAGCAATAAAATTTAGAGGTAAACGTGTGAACGGGGGTGAATGGGTTAAAAGCATGACCATTTCTCATGGTTCTATTAAACGAAAGATGTATGAACTATTTTTTGAAATCAGTCCTGATAAGTGGGTTGGTGTTATACCTGAAACTGTAGGTCAATTCATAGGTTTACTTGACAAGAATGGTAAAGAGATTTACGAAGGTGACATAGAATAAAAATGAAGAAAATAGTCACTATAAAAATCGAGGTGGATATGGAACACCCGGCACGTGAAGAATGGGAAAAATCTAAAGATTTCGTTGATACTGAAATTGATGATGTGCTTGATCACATCCGAGATTTTACCCGACCATATAAGAAAGAAAATGGACGTTCATCAAGTAAGGCTACAACATACAGTGTAGATATTCATAATATCAAATAGAGTAATACTAATGAGAAATGAAGAAAATAATGTTCAATGATAAGTACGGCTTAACGCAGGCTGTGCTAAATGGTCGAAAGACTATGACAAGGCGTATTATTACATATCCTTCAAAATTAAGAGGTCAAAATGTAGCTGGATATTTTGTTTGCAGAAGACCTTCTGGGGAGCTTGTCGAAGTGTGTCTGCATGATGAAGATGAACGCATGATTGATGGCGGTCAAATATTTCCTAAATTTCAAGTCGGAGAAGTGGTCGCTATAGCACAGAACTACAGGGATTCAGGCTATGCCCCAGACTCATTAGATAGACATCCGAAAGATTTGAGTATTCGAGGTCTCATGAAAGATTCCGCAGGCTGGAATAACAAGATGTTCGTTAAATCGTATGCTTGCAAACATCACGTCAAGATAACCAATGTAAGAGTAGAGCGTTTGCAAGATATATCCGATGAAGATTGCTTGCAAGAGGGAGTTTTCGAATGGGATGCTGGACAAAAGGATGTTCCTTTTTACTCATTTACGGGTGCAGATATACCCGACTACAGTAATCCTCGTGATGCATTTGAAGAATTGATAGACAAAGTATCGGGCAAAGGTACGTGGGATAGTAATCCTTTTGTTTGGGTTTATGAATTTAAACTGTTTGACTAATAATAAGAATAGTAATGAATAAAAAGGAGCAACAAGCAATCGACTTTCTTCGCAGCATGGAACGTGACGATCCTATGTGTTTAGGCTTTTATGGCGGTAAAGATAGCGTTGTTATTCTCGACCTTGCAGAGCGTTCCGGTATAAAGTATAATGCTTCTTACGCAAATACTACCGTTGATCCGCCCGGTACAATCAGTTTCATAAAGAAGAACTATTCACAGGTTCAAATACTTCATCCAAAGAAATCATTCTTTCAGTTGGTTGAAAGCAAGGGACTACCCGGCAGAATGAGACGTTTTTGCTGTGAAAAGCTGAAGGAGCAATACGGTATCGGTCAGCGCACAATTGAGGGAATGAGGGCAGAAGAAAGTCAAGCGAGGGCATTATATGAGCCAGAACAATGCGATGCACGCAAATGGATGAAAGGCGCGAAGCACATTCTACCAATTCTTAACTGGTCAGAAACAGATGTTTGGAACTACATCCGAAAATATGGACTACCATATTCTAAATATTACGATGCACCCTACAATCTTTCTCGTCATGGCTGTGTTGGTTGTCCCCTTGCAGGATGCAAGCAGATGCAGACGGAATTTAAGATGTTTCCCGGATATGCCCGTAGAATGATAGTCGCCATTGAACGATACATGAACAATAAGCCTAATAATGCACTTGCTAAGAATTTCAGTGATCCGTATGAAGCCTTTTACTTCTACATCAATGAAATGCCAATGCAGGACGTTAGGCGGTTGAAAAAGGGACTCTTTCACTTTAATGCGAAGGAGGTTATACAGAAAGAAATTTTAAATCGAATAGAGTAAAACATACAAGAAATGAAGAAAAGTAGTATGAAGAAAAAGAGACAACAAAGAAGACTTTACTTAGAGAAAATAAAGTCTTCCTGTAAAAAGAGAAGTTATGCCAATAGAAGTGAATATTTGGACAAACTTCTAAATGGCAAGGAATTCGGGCTAATACTCAATCCCTAAGGCTTTAAGGCTGAATTGTTCTAAGTGCCCACAATTTTCACAAACAGCAACAGCAACAGGTATATATTGGAACCTGCCATTTACATCTATTCCGGTTGGAGTTACATTGAAACCTGAAACTAAATAAAGCTGTTTCTGTAAACTTAATCCAGCCTTGTGGCACATTGGACATGGAATTTGATTATCACAGCGTGATAATAGAGTTTTGGCTATATGCAGCCGCTAAAATTTACGGAAAAGAAATTTATACATAATATTAAAATGCAGAACAATAGAGAAAAGAAGCGCAAGGGCCCGGCAGAAGAACGTAAGCCGGATACTACAACCAACGTGAGTAACCTTGATGAAATCATTGCTCGGCAGCGGGAAAGAGAAAAGAAACTCTACCCCATCCGGGTATCTGGTACAACGGTGATCTATGTTACCAGGAATAAGGCTAACTCACAGTATGCAGAAAAATATAAACGTGATAAATTGATGAGGCTATAACGATGAAGAAGAAAAGAATATCTATACGATTTGATGATCGTACCCTAATGCTACTGGAAGAATTATCCAGTAAAACAGGTGCTAAAACTTCTGTAGTTATCCGCTCTTTGATCATGAAGGGCATTAACGACATAATGGACGATACAGGTAATTTTAAAATTAATGAGAAACAGATACAAGAAGAGTAAATTTTATCCGGTTATTGCCGGAAGTATAGCCCGCAATTATAATAAACTGCGAGCCTTATGCTTCCGGCAAGTAATTGGATACTTTGATTCTCGCAGCGACGAAGACATCTTTCAAGATACAGTCCTATACGTTATTCAAGATGAAGAATCATTGAAGTGTACTACTGATGAAGACCTGATAAGACATTTCCTTCATCGCTACCGGATGATAGAGTTTCAGACAATACGAGATGCCCAACAACTAAAGAAAATACCCTATGCCGACTATATACAAGCCAAAGAGGAAACAACCGAAAGACAATAACCAATACAATGCCGAGCGGCGGAAGATATACAACTCTGAACGCTGGCGGCGGCTGCGTGCATGGAAATTTGCATGTAATCCGTTGTGTGAACTATGCTTGCAAGAAAATAAAACAGTACCGGCCGAGGACATCCATCATATTATTTCATTTATGAGTACGGATGATCCACAACAACGATTATTCCTTGCTTATGATTATGATAATCTGATGAGCCTTTGTAAGCAATGCCATCAAAAGATTCACAATAAATTATAAGCTATCCAGATGCTCCCTGAAATCCCGGTTCAATTCATACGTCAGGAAATAATAAAAGAACGTTGCCCGCATAGGTTTGGACAATTCACGTTTACCGGACATGATAAGACTCAAAGAAGAACGATCAATAGCTAATTGTTTTATTAGGTCATTCCTCTTTATACCAAACTCCTGCATCTTACTTTCTATCCATTCAACCGTAATATCATCTACATTCAAAGAATATGCCACCGGGATAATCTTTGAATCCGGATACAGTTCTTTTCCTCGCTCAATGAGTTGCTTTTGGTTCAGTATATATCCGTTTATCAATCTCGACTGAGTGACCTTTACCGTACCGTCTTCCAATGGTTCAATATCTATCCCCATTCTTCTGTAACCATTAATAAATTCTTTTTCCATACTTTTTCTATTTTAGAAAAGAAAGAAAAAGCAAGGGGCGAACCCCTTACTTAATTCTAATCTCTTTTACGTTTGTCATATCGTAGATTGCAAGCTGATTGTTTTCCTTTGCGAACTCTATCGCCTTGTCAATCTCCGAGTTTTTAAACACCTTTACGCTGTCGAAGTAGTAACGTTCGCTTTCGGTCTCGAACCATCCGCCAACCGTTTTACTATGTTCTAAAGCATGATTAATAACCCCGTTCAAACTCTCTTTTCCGAAACTGTTTTGCGTTTCTTGATACGCTACTGAAATTCCGTACTTAACAGGTTTCATTGTCTCAATGTTAAGAGTAAAACCATCAGGATTGATTAGTGAGTATTCCCAAACTCCATCGATTAATTGTTTCATAATGTCAAATGATTTAAAGCCCCTTGCTTTAACTGTTACAAAGATAATAAAGTTATTTGCTTTACGCAAACTTTTAATATAAAATATTTGCTTTACGCAAATAAATAGGGATTTCCCTATTTTATCTTTCCGTGGAACAAAGTGTTAAAAAATCGTGGAACATCGGGAGGGGGAGGGGGCTTTTTTTTTAAGTTTTTTGACCTCCGAAACCTCGCCCCACCCTTCTTCACACGCACGGCACTTTTTCAAATTTTGAATTTGTTAATTTATTAACATTCCATTTGTCGGACGCTTGTGTGGTTGATATAAAAAATGGATTATGGTAAAATTTGTAATGCCAAAAAGCTGTTCGGTGGAGACGCAGAAATTTATGCGTGATGTTGTGAAGGAACTGAATGCCCGCAAGGCAATTCAGAATATAGACCTCGGTGCTCTCCGGATGCTCGCCACGAGCTATGAAATGTATTTGCAGGCAACGGAGATAATGCTTCAGGAAGGACCGGTAATAATGATCAAGTATGAAAGGGCTGCTAATCCCGCGCAAAACATTGCTACGAAAAACTATGCCCAGGTGATGAAGATCATGACTGAATATGGCCTGACCATTAAGAGCCGCGGAAGTATCAAGTCTTTGAAGTCGGATAAGGAGGAAGACTCTCCTTTGGATCAGTTTCTTAAGAAAGGAGCTCGTGAGAAGCGATGAAGGGATACTATCAGTATGCCGCCGATGTTAGGGATGGCAGGGCTCTGGTAGGGGAATTTATAAAACAGGCTGTCGAGCGGTTTTATACTCTGTTCGAACGGGACGATATCGAGTTTCGCGAGGAACGCGCCGATTATGCCATTGAATTCATAGCCTTGCTGCGTCACTACACCGGCCGTCATGCCGGGAAACCGTTTACGCTATTGCCTTGGCAGGAATTTGCTGTAGCAAGCATATATGGTTTCTATAAGAAGGACGATGACGGCACATGGTGCCGGCTGGTTTCATCGGTATATATCGAGATGGCCCGCAAAAACGGGAAGTCCGCTTTTGCTGCTGCTCTTTGCCTTTATCATCTTATTGCTGACGGTGAATCCGCGGCCGAAGTATATTTGGCCGCCAACTCCAAAGACCAGGCTAAGGTCAGTTTCAAGATGTGTCGCAACTTTGTCTCCGGTCTCGATCCGAGACACCGCTATCTCGAATCTTTCCGCGACCAGATAAACTTCGATAAGACCCTGTCTTTCCTGAAGGTGTTGGCCGCCGATTCCAGTAAGTTGGATGGGCCTAACCCGTCGATGTTCCTGCTTGACGAGTATCACGCTGCAAAGAATTCCGGACTAAAAGATGTACTTCAATCCGGACAGGGTATGCGTGATGATCCGATGTCGGTTATTATTACGACTGCCGGCTTTGACAAATTAGGACCGTGCTATCAATTTCGGGAAATGTGTACGGAAGTTCTGAAGGGGCTAAAGGAGGATGACACTCTTTTCGCCCTGATTTACGCATTGGATGAAGGGGATGACTGGAAGGATGAAAAAATGTGGGCTAAAAGCAACCCTAATTTGGGAATTACAGTTAAATCGAAGTACCTACGGGAACAGGTACAGAAGGCTATCAACTCACCATCGGAGGAAGTAGGTATTAAGACGAAGAACATTAATATGTGGTGTGACGCGGAAACAGTTTGGATTCCGGATCACTATATACTTAACTCATCGGATAATGTGGAATTTGAACGGTTCCGCGACATGGATTGCTATATGGGTATCGACTTATCGAGCACAAGTGACTTGACTTGTGCCGCATTTATGTTCCCCACTTCCGAAAAAACATATTTCAAGGTTAAATACTACCTGCCGGAAATGGCTTTACAGGAGAAGCGCTTCAAGGAACTTTATGGCGAATGGCGCAGGCAGGGGTTGATTACCATCACTCCGGGTAATGTGACGGATTACGATTACATCCTGAATGATATTCTGGATATTCGTGATAAGGTTTACATCCAGAAGATATCCTATGATAGCTGGAACGCTACCCAATTTACGATCAATGCCGAAGACAAGGGACTGCCAATGGAACCTTTCAGCCAAGCTCTTGGAAACTTCAACCGTCCAACGAAGGAAATGGAACGCCTGTTATTATCCGGGAAGGCCGTGATTGACAATAACGTGATTAACCGGCACTGTTTCCGCAATGTGGCCATGGCCCGGGATCGGAATGGAAATACCAAGCCGTCCAAACAATTTGAGGAAAAGAAAATAGATGGGGTCATCGCTATGCTTGAGGCACTTGGCGGGTACTTGTCATCACCTCGTTATGGAGAATTCTACTAAAGTGTCCGACACTTTTTTGGTTAGTGTGTAAAAGTGCACTTGAAATGAAATTATTCGGATATAATTTAGAACTGAGGAAAGCAACCAAGCAGGAGACATCCCGTATTCCGGCGTGGAGCTACTCCGGTGGGCACGCCCCACTATTGAGCAGAAGCAAACCAATGCTGCTGTCTACTGTCTATCGCTGCGTAGACCTGATATCAGACAGTGTGGCGGTACTTCCATTAAAAACATATAAGTTGGACAGGGAGGGGTTTAAGGCTGAATTCAAGCAGCATCCGGCTTATTCTTTACTGGACCTGGAGCCTAACGAGGATATGACCCGTTTTGTATTCTTCAAGACGCTCATGGCATCGGTTCTGTTGACGGGAAACGGGTATGCATACATTGAGCGTGATAACAAGTTGAATGTGTCCCAACTTCTCTATATACCAACAAGCCATGTATCTATAGTTTGGATTACGGATCGGAACGGTATCATGCGGAAACGCTACCAGATTACGGGTTTTAAAGAACTTGTCGAACCGCGGGACATGCTCCATGTGTTGAATTTTTCCTACGATGGAATCATTGGCGTTTCTACTCTTACTCATGCCCGGCAGACGCTTGGCATTGCTACAAGTAGCGAAGAACATGCCGCAGGATTCTTTACGAGCGGAGGAATGTCCGGGGTGCTAACGGTTGAAGGGGCACGGCTTGATAAAGCGCAAAAAGATCAGATATACGCGACTTGGGAAGAGCGAATCATAAACCACCCGAACGGTATTGCGGTATTGGAGGCGAATATGAAGTATCAGCCTATCACTATCAATCCCAAGGATGCGCAGTTGCTCGAATCGAGGCAGTTCAATGTTGTGGACCTTTGCCGGTTCTTTTCTGTATCACCAGTTAAAGCGTTCGATTTATCGAAGTCCAGCTATTCTACCGTTGAGGCTACACAGCTTCAATATTTGACAGATACCGCATTAGCGGTAATTACGAAGATTGAACAGGAAATCAACCGGAAGGTATTTCTGCCTTCAGAACGAGGGAGTGTACTTGCCGAATTTGATACGTCCGCTATTCTCCGCACGGATAAAGGTGCACAGGCTGCCTATTGGAAAGATTTATCTGTCATCGGTGCGGCTACCCCGAACGAGGTGCGCCGGGAAAATAATCTTCCGAGGATTGAGAATGGGGACAAGGCTTTTGTTCAGGTCAACGTGCAGACTTTGGACAATGCCGTGAAAGAAAATCCCGCAAAAAATGAAAATAATCCAAAAGTGTCCGACACTTCTGTGGTTAGTGTGTAAAAGCTAAGATTATGGACGAAAAAAGAGAAATCAGAAACATAGCTTCCCAAGTGATAGCTGATGAAGAAAAACGTACCGTTGAGGGATATGCTTTACTCTTCGGTGTGTCTTCGGACGGTCTACCCTTTGAGGAGGTTATTGAGCGTGGGGCTTTAAATGGAGTGATCGAGAAAAGCGATGTGTTTGCGTTGATGAACCATAGTCAGAGCCGCGGAATACTAGCCCGATGCAATCAGGGTAATGGATCCTTATCGCTGTCTGTGGACAGTAAGGGATTGAAATACCGTTTTGAAGCGCCTAAAACAGCACTTGGCGACGAACTGTTGGAGAACATTCGCCGCGGTGAAATTAACGAAAGTTCTTTCTGTTTTGACGTGGAAAAGGACACTTGGGAGAAGAAAAGTGACGGCACATGGAAGCGGACGGTATCGAAAGTCGGGAACCTGTACGACATTTCACCGGTGTACAATGCTGCATACAGCAAGACTTCGGTTTATATGCGCGGTAAAGAGCAGGCTGAGGCTGAATTGACCCGCCAAAACAGCGAGAATTTGAACGAGTATTACTCTAATATTGAAAAATCATTAAACATTTGAATGTTATGGCAAAAGAAAAAAGTATCACAGAATTGAAGGACGAGAAGAAGCAACTTTCTGCTCGTTCAAAAGTTATCATTGAGGCGGCAAAAGGCGAAAAGCGCCAGTTAAATGCCGAGGAAAATGAAGAATTAGGTGCAAACCAGTGTCGTATGGCGGAAATCAATCTTGAGATTGAGGAACGCGAAGACCAGAACCGCCAACAGGGCAAGCAACATGTCACGCCCGGACAGGGAAAGTTCTCTCTGCGCCGTGCCATCGCCAATATGGTGGATGGAAACCAGCAAAATGATGCAGATGCCAGTGTTATTGATGCAGCTACTACACATCACAATATGTCGGGTGCCCAGATGGCAGACAAACGCAGCATTGTTGTGCCGGTGAACATGGAGAGCCGTGCGGCATTTACAGCGGCTACTGAAGCGGTCACTGGTGTAGTTATTGACGAGGAACAGCAGGAAATGTTGTTGCCTTTGCAGTCCTCGCTGGTGCTGGCACAAGCTGGAGCGCGATTTATGACCGGATTACAGGGCAATATCTATTGGCCGGAATTTTCAGGCGCCAATGTGTTCTGGGAGGGTGAAAATGATGAAGCCAAGGATGGAGCTGGAGCATTCTCCAAGGGGGATGTATTTAAGCCGTTGCGTTTGACTGCCTATGTGGATATCTCTAAACAGTTGCTTGTGCAAGAAAACACCTCTGTAGAAGCCTATATTCGCCAAGCCATTGCCGTAGCCATCGCACAGAAGATAGAGCAGACGGCATTCAGCACGAAGACTGGCGTAGCTAATACTCCCGACGGTATGTTTCATACTCTTGATGCGAACATAAAGGGTGCAATGACATGGGAACAGATCGTTGCTATGGAGACAAAGGCAGATACTCAGGATGCATTGTTCGGCAATCTGTCGTATATCTTGCATCCGGCACTTGTTGGCAAGGCTAAGACTAAGGTAAAGGATGCATCCGGCGCAGGTGGCTTCATCTTTACCGGAAATGGGGATGGTCAACTGAACGGATACCGCGCCTTGCGTACCAATAACCTGCCGAAAGAGCTGGGAGAAGGTTCGGACGAGTTCGGTATAGCATTCGGCAATTGGGCTAATTACTTCTTGGGACAATGGGGTGGCATTGAATTGCTGGTAGACCCGTACACCCAAGCTCTCAAGGGCACGGTAAGGTTGATCACCAACTCTTACTGGAATATGGGATTCATCCGCAAGGAATCATTCTGTATTGCATCCATGAAGTAATATGGCATACGTTGACTTAGAGTTGGTAAAGAGGCACTTGAATTTAGAATTATCCTTTACAGAGGATGATTCTTACCTTGAGTCTTTAATAGAGGCAGGAGAAGAGAATGTTGCGAAGGACATGTGTGTAACAGTTAAAGAACTTGAAACTATAGGTGGTGGCTCCAGGATTCCTGCGCCTCTTCGTCATGCTATTCTACTTACAATTGGGGCTTTTTACAGCAACCGGGAAAGTGTAACCAACGCCAGGCTTCAGGAGCTTCCTCGGGGAGTTAAATATCTGACAGAACTTTACCGAAACTACAGTCTATGATAAGAGCCGGATCACTGAAAGAGACTTTAATTTTCGAAGCGTTGACAAAAGAGAAGACGCCTTCAGGAGCCATTAGCAAGGAATACAAAGAAGTATTCCGGTGCAGGGCTTACCGAAAGAAACAGTCCATCATAACCGGGGATGAGAATGCAAAGGAACAGTTTATCGGGCAGATGACCGTGATGTTGGTTCGTAAATATCCTCAGATAAATTATAATTGTCGCGTAAAGTGGGCTGAATGCACCTGGGAAATTAAAATGATTGAACCTCGTGATAACGAACTTTCCTTAACCCTTAAAAAGTTGAATACATGATTCAGGCTTCCATTGTTGATAAAGATAGTATCCTATACCTTGTTCGCAATCTTGAGAATTTCGAGAAGGACAAGGCCATCAAGAGCGGTCTTCGTTCTGCTGTTAATATTTTCCGCGTAAAGGGTAGAAGTAATCTTCGGACAAGGCTATTGCATCACGGCAAGCAGACTAATCACCTGATGAACTCTTTCACTAATCGTGTAAAACGGAACAAACTCGGTGCCTTGGCTGGTTTTGACCGTCCGGGAGGTAACCATTCCCATCTAGTGGATAGAGGAACTAAAAGGCGTTATACAAAGTCTGGGGCTTATCGTGGAATTATGCCCGGTAACCGTTTTTGGACAGATACAGAAAAAACGGAAGAAGCCAAAGCTTTGCAGGCTGTTTATGAGGGTACACAAAAGGCTGTTCAACGAATAAATTCTCGTAGATAATGGACATGTTCAAGATAACCACTGAGGTAAGAGCTCTTTTGCTGGATAACCCCAATATTGTTTCTCTTATAGAGGATAAGATTTTCCCTGTTATAGCCCCAGAAAGTACAGAAGGTGATTTTATCACTTATCAGCGTGACGGATATAAACAGGTATATACTAAGTATGGGGTTGCAGACCAGATCCCTTATGTAAATGTCGTAGCTGTATCGGATGATTATAATCGAAATCAAGAGCTCGCAGTTTTAATCTATGACACTTTATCCGGCGACTTTCGGAATCCGGATATGCACATACAACTTGAAGACTCTACAGAGGACTTCATTGATGGCAAATTTATTCAAATTTTACAATTTTCAATTCAGCAGAAATAATTATGGCAGCAGAAAAGAAATTAGATTCAAGCAAAGACATCCATAGAGGTGAACTTATGCTTTTTATCGGGGAAGACCCGGTAGCATTCGGATCAAGCGCAGGTCTTGATATTAGTACTGAAGAACTGGACATCTCTAACAAGATGATGGGTAACTGGTCTGGTTCCCTGGCAGGGAAGATGAGTTTTACTATTTCCAGCGAGTCACTTTTGACGCGTAAAGAAGGCGCAATGAGTTTTGATACCTTGCTTGCGAAGCAGATAGCGGGTGATCCTCTGGACTTCTTCTTTGGCAGTGCGAAAGCCGCGGATCAAGATAACTTCGGTGGCACTTTTGAAAAAGACGACAAGCAGGTCAATTATACCGGAAAAGTGATTATCACTTCCTTGTCCATCAAGTCGGATAACGGTCAGATCGTTTCTGTAAGTGCGTCTTTTAAAGGTGTGGGAGCTTTGACACCGGTTAAGCCTGTTACTCCACCTCAGGAATAATTAAAATTGAAGCGTATATGAAATCAGGTCTGTTTAATAACATCGGTACACTTATACCTATTACTGAGAATACAGGTAAAAGGGCGGTTAACGCACGTGATTTGCATGGATTTCTGGAAAGTAAACAGGACTTTTCAACTTGGATAAAGGCACGCATTGACAAATATGATTTCGTTGAAAATCAAGACTATCAAGTTTTCCATAATTTTATGGAAAACTCTAAGGGTGGGCGTCCACTTATCGAATATGCCCTATCTATTGATATGGCGAAAGAATTGTCCATGGTGGAAGGAAACGAAAAAGGGAAAGAGGCGAGACGATATTTCATCGCCTGTGAAAAGAGATTAAACTCTCTATCCGTTCCTTCATATCAAATATCCGACCCTATTAAACGGGCTGAGGCATGGATTGAGGAAGAGAAGAAGCGTCAACAGCTTGCACTGGAAAACGGTATGCTGAAACCTAAAGCGGAATACTTTGATCATCTTGTGGAAAGGAAGTTGCTGACTAATATTCGTGATACAGCAAAACAAATAGGACTCTCTCAAAAAGCATTCGTGTATTTGCTTATTAAAAACAAATTTGTTTATCGTGACTTGAAAAAGAAACTCAAGCCTTATGCAGAGTATACACCGCTATATTTCGAAATGAAAGACTTCGAGAAAAACGGGCATGCCGGTACACAGCTTTTGGTTACTCCTAAAGGGAGAGAAACTTTTAGGTTGATGTGGGGGAAGTGATGTTTTGCTTAACAAATGCGCAAGGGCGGTCAAATGATGGCCGCCTTTTTTAATACATAATCAAGATGAATGAATATATTTTGTCTGTAACAATAGCCGTTTTGGTCTATGGTATATATCTTATTGCTGTTTATAGGAATACGGGACACAGTGGTAAGCCGGAGCCGTCCCGTATACCTGCACCCCCAAAATCTAAGCCGATGCTAAGGGGAAAATTCCATTGTCTCACCATAAAGGCAATCATACGCTGGGAGCAAATGCGGGGGAAATCTTTTTCTCAAATGGATTATGCGGATAAAGAAGATATAGAATCCCTACTTTATGTCATGTACATCACCAGTGACAAGCCTGGATATACTTTTGAAGTCTTCCGGCAAGTCATAGCGGATGAACGGTTTATGAATGCCATGTCTTCCGATTTAGGAAAGATCATGGAAGTCGTGGCCCAATTTCAAAGAAAGATAACCACATCTGATGTCGGTAATTCCGAGGGTAGCCTTGAAAACATAGGTAAAATAGTTTCTACTTTGATAATGGCGGGCCTGGATGCTCATTATGCTTTGAATGAAATGGAGTTGTGCGATCTGCCTCTTTACCTGGAAGCTTATGAGAGAAAACGCAAGGAAGAAATGGAAAGTTCCCGCATGTGGACGTACTTCACTATGCTGCCTCATATTGATGCAAGGAAGATGAAAAACGGTGCTCGGGACCTGATTGTATTCCCATGGGAAGAAGAAGAGATGAGAAAAGAAGCTGAACGGGCTATCAGGGAAGACGCGGCCCGGTTTGAAGAATTTATGAAAACTAAAAAGACAGATTATTATGGCGGGTAAATTGAGTTTCAGTATTGCAATTAATCTCTTGACGGAGCAATTCAAGAGAGGTGTCAATCAAGTGAAGTCCGCATTCAAATCAATGCAGATGCAGATATTGACCTTTGTGGCTGCATTGGGTGCCGGTGGCATTGGCTTGAGCAATTTTGTTTCCCGGTTCATTGATGTTGCCCGGGAAACCAATCGGGTTACTACTGCTTTGAAAAATGTATCGGGTGGAATGGCCCGGTATGCGGATAACCAACGGTATCTATTGGACCTGGCAAAAAAATACGGGTTGGAGATTAATGCTTTGACGGCTAATTATGCAAAGTTTACAGCCGCCGCGTCCATCTCCGGTATGTCGATGATGGATCAGCGCAAGGTCTTTGAATCTGTTTCCCGGGCATGTACGGCCTTTAGCATGAGCGCGGACGATAGCAATGGTGTCATGCTTGCGCTCTCCCAAATGATGAGTAAGGGTAAGGTTAGTTCAGAGGAACTCCGCTTGCAGATGGGTGAGCGCCTTCCTGTAGCGTTACAGGCGATGGCAAAAGCTGCCGGTGTTTCCATAAGTGGGCTTGACAAGCTGATGAAGGAAGGTAAGCTTATGAGTGCGGACGTACTTCCTAAATTTGCCGAAGCACTTAACGAGATGATTCCCGATATTGATACGGATAACCTGGAAACCTCTGTAAACCGGCTGAAAAACACCTTTACGGAACTGGTTAATAGTACCGGTGTGCAAAGCTCTTACAAGTCCCTTATTGACTGGTTTACGGGTGCAATTTCATCCGCTGCCGAGAATATCGAGAATATAGTTCTCGGAACCTTGGCACTTATAACGGGGAGTGTAGTTAACCATGCTGCGAAATGGTGGGCAAGCATATCTTCCACCACATCCATGATAGAGGCGAATGTCGCTAAAAGTAACGCTGTGCTGGTACAGGCTACTCAACAGCGTATTGCCGCAGAGGTAGCATTGGAACAGGCAAAAACGCAGTCTGTTATGGCTGAGGCTAACGCCCGTGTAGCACTTGAAAAGGCACTTCAAAAAGAGAAGATGGCATCGGATCAAGTTGCCTATGCAGAGCAAAAGGCAGCAGACGCAAAGAAGATAGTTGATGCGCAGTCCACGGCTAAGGCTATGTTGAAAGCCACAAGGGAACGTGTAGCCGCAGAAATAACATTAGAAGCCTCTAAAGCTGAGGTTATCGCTGCTCAGAATGCCAATCTACAAGCGCAGACATATAACGATGCTATTGCAGCGCGGGAAAGACTGGCTATAGCACAAAAGAATTTTGCCAGTGCAGAGAAAACACTTGCGGAAAGGACTGCTAAAGAGGTTGCTGCGGCGGAAGCTGCTAAAGTTGCAGCCGCAGAAGCTGCCGCAGTGAAATCACAATCGGCTTGGGGAAGATTTTGTAATGTAACCAAAGTTGCCGTGGGTAAGCTTGTGTTACAAATAAAAGCATTGTGGGCGGCATTTAAACCAATGATTATTGTTACTGCCATCACTGCGGTTATAGGGAAGCTTGTTGCAATGTACAAGGAGGCTAAACGTGTTCGGAATATATTCTCTGATTATAAAAAAAGCCTTCTCTCAGCAGGTGTTACTCAAGAGATAACTCGTATGCAGGCTTTAGCAAAAATAATGAATGATCGAACAAAAAGTCAACAAGCTATTAATACAGCACAATCCGAGTTACAAAAAATGCTTGGAGTAGAAAATAAATCGCAAGAAGAACTAAATAAACTGGTAAAAGATAGAGTTGAGCTGTTGAAAGAAGCAGCTATTGCCGAACATGCCTTTAATACTGTTGGGGAATATACGGAACGGAATGCTAAGCTAGCTGCTGATGTAGGCTTGAATAGTAAGCAAATGGACCGTTTGATAAAGTTATATGCAGGAAGAAATACCTCTGAGAGAAATCGTTACGCATATCAGGGGGCGGTTAAAGAAGAGTTGGGAATAAATGGGAATCTAAATAAGGGAATTACTGTATCTGATGTTAGTTCTGCTATAGAAAAATATATTCAAAACTTAAATGTTATTAGTGATGCTATCCAAAGAGCTGGAGAACGTTTAGGAAAAACAATAATTATTCCGACGGCACTTCCACCAGATGATGACAAGAAGACTCCTCTTCAAAAACAGCAAGAATCATATAGAAAGCAGTATGAGGAATTAGGCGCAGAACTGGAAATAGGCAAGATTACTCAGGCGGAATACAATAAAGCCCTTGGAGAGCTTAACATAAAAATGTTTGCTCAGGCCAAAGGTACCGGAGATAAAGAAGTCTTGGAAAGTGAATACTTTAGAAGTCTCAAAACTGCCGCCGAAAAAGCTATCGCCAACCAGGATAAGAATGCCGCTCTGGTTGAATTTGAAAAAGTTCAGAAGGATTATAATGCCAAGGTGCGGGAGGTTCAGCAACAGCAAGCCAAAGGTCTTGCTTCTCAAAAGAAATTGGACGAAAGTATCATTTCCCTTTCGATTGAGGCCGCTAAAAGTGCCGCAGGAATCAAAGGAATTGGAAAGGAGGCGGATTTATTTATTGCGGTGATGCAGCTTAATGCAAAGCTACTTTCATCTCCAATAAAAATGAAGCCTCGTGATACAACGTTTGATTATAAGAAATCAAGTGCGGATATAGCCTCTGAAAAGCTTGATAAGGCTAAGGAATACGCTGAAAAGCTAAAAGAGCGTTACAGAGAGTTAGGGCAGGAAATTTCTGACGAAATAGCCAATGGAATAGCTAATGTTCCCACATTGGAAGATGCTCTCAAGTTGGCACAAGTGCGGGAAGATATAAAATCGTTTAGTAAAGAACTGAACGAGGGAATATATTCCGGGATTAAGGATGTGGCAAGCAGTTCTGATCGGATGGTGAGTGCATTTGAGAATCTCCGTGATGTCATGAATGATGTCGATGCATCCGGATGGGAACGCATCATGGCGGTTTGGAATGCAATGACAAATACCATTGACGGGATTATGAGTATCATTAAGACTATTGAGACATTAACGGAATTGACCAATAAATTAGCCAGGGCAAAGGAGGCAGAGGCTGTAATTGATAAAGCCACCGCAGATGAAAAAGTAGTCAATGCTGCAAAAGGTGCGGCTGCAACCATTGCAGAAACTCAGGTAGAGAAAACTGCGGCTACTACCGAGGTAGCCGCCAACACCGCTAAAGGTGCGAGTGCTGCCGGTGCGAGTGCTGCGAGTTTGCCATTTCCCTGGAACATTGTTGCCATTGGTGGAGCCATTGCCGCTGCTATTGCCGCTTTTGCTGTTATTCCCAAGTTTGCAGGTGGTGGCATCGTTTCGGGTGGCCCAACATCCGGAGATAAAGTACTGGCCCGGGTTAATGCCGGTGAAATGATATTGAACGGTAGTCAACAGTCTAATTTGTTTGACGCTATTAATTCCGGCCAATTGGGCGGGAATAAGACGTTGTCTTCAACAGTGACTACTAAGGTACGATCTAAAGACCTCATTCTCACGATTAACAATGAATTGAAATCACAAGGAAAAAAGCCGATATCATGAGTTACGGACTTATTTATACAATACCATTTGCCACGCTGGATAATACGCCTTGTGTGGTAGAGATTGAGAAGGACGGTTATACAGGAGTATCGACTGAGCTAACCGCCGGTGCCACTCCGTTCACTGCTGAGATAGATAGTGAAGAGTTTCTTTATACTCCCACCCGATTCTCAACGGCAAAGTTGCAGATAGTCGGTAATGATTATTTGCAGTCCCTGTTTTCTACAGCTTACCGGGAATATCGAGTGACGATGAAGAAAGACGGTGTTATTACTTGGTGTGGTTTCATCAAGCCAGAACTCTATACACAAGATTACGCATCAGAGACATTCGTCCTGGAAATAGAATGTATATCCGCTATGTCTGTATTGGAATTTATAGACTATACGATTGAAGGGAAAAGTAAGGAATTTGTTTCTATATGGCATTTACTACAGCGTTGCATCTCCTCATCTACCGGACAATACAATTCAGTCTTTATTCCTCATGTGTATGCATCCAGCAAGGCAGCGTATTCCACTGAGGAAAATGTGCTTTCTGAAATGACACTGAGTGAACAGGACTTCTTTGATGAAGACGATAAGCCAATGAAGTTAAAGGAAGTTTTAGAGGAGGTTTGTAAGTTCCTTAACTGGACCTGCACGGACTGGAAGGGTGATATTTATTTTGTTGACGTGGACCACACCGGGACATATCATAAATATGATTCCGGATTAGGAAATAAAGTTGATGCCCGGATAAACGAGCTGTTGGTTCAAGATATAGGCTTTGCCGGATCAAACCATTCGCTGGATGTTCTTCCGGGTTACAACAAGGCGACTGTGACATGCAGTAACTATGCTGTGGAAGACTTGATTCCGGATTTGTTCGACTCATCTTTATTAAATCCTTTGATTAAAGATAGCCCGTACTATCGAAAAATTGATGGAGACAAGTATTCTCATTTTGTAAAGTTCTACACGAACAAGAGATTTAACAACCTGTTTAGTGATAAGGATTCATTGCAGCAAATCAACGTAGACCTGGAGCCAATGGGAAGTAATGCGGATAATGCAGTTATCAACAATATCGGATCATTGATAGCCAAACAGTCAAAATACAAATGGGCTGATGGCGAACCTTCAACGTTAAGCTTTGAAGATATCTTGATTATCGGCATGGGACTAAGTAATAAGAATTATAGTTTACTGGACGATTTAACAATATTCCTAAACAATGATATTCCTGTATTACAGATCAATCCTGACTACTTGGTGGATACCGTCATATCTCCACCGGATGAAGGCGCGACCAGTTATCTGTTGCTGAGCGGAGAATATTTTCAGTCCGATTCATTATATACTGATCCGGGCAAGGAAGGTGACGGAAACTGGAATAATGTTGCCGGTGATAATTGCTGCAAATTCAAGTTGAAGATCGGTGATAAATACTGGAATGGCAGTAAATGGGTAAAAGAGGAGACAAGATTCATTATAAGATGCGGTGGATATAACAAGTCGAAAATATGGTATAGCTGGAATAACTTTGAAAACAATGTCAAGTATAGCATGAATATAGACTCCGAAGGATATGCCATACCGATCAGGAAAGAGGATCATCTATTGGGAAAAATAGAACTAACCGTATTAAGGCCGATGCCTAATAATTACGGGGAAGGCGGGAAAATTAAGAGATATCCCTATTATACTTTCATGCGTAATTTAAAGCTTCAATTGTATAAAGGAACACCAGAAATAGAAAAGGAGGATAATAGCTCAGATCGTACATACGAAAACGTCCTCAATGAAAATTATATCAACGAGCTAGACGAGATCGAGTTTAAAATATCCTCCTATAATGAGGATGGGGCATGTTACAGTAAGGTCATGTTAGGCAATGATTATCTGAAAGACAACCTATATAACAGTATCCTAGACGATACAATCCGTCCCGAGGAAATGATGATCACCCGTTGCATCAATCATTATAGTGCCACCCGTATTAAACTTACCCAGGAAATAAAAGAGCGTGCGGATTTATCTCCGATAACAAGATTGTCCGACACTTTTTTGGTTGGTAAGAAATTCATTAATGCCGGTGGTTCCATCGACTATAAGATGAATAAGTTTGAATGCATTATGATTGAAGTATGAGGAAAGTAGCTATAATATCATCCACCGCACCGGCAAAGCCCAGATCGGAGAAATATCCGGTTGGGGCTTCCGTGACGCGTACAAGTGGCGGTTCTACCATCATCCAAGGTGGCGGTGAAAGTGTCGATATCGTGAAAAAGGATGATATCAAATCGCTGACGGATAAGAATGTGATGTCTTCGCTTCGGGCATTGAAAGAATTTATTAGTAAGGTGGATGATAGCGAGGTCTCTGCGATTGTCGACTTTCTAAAAGGGATTAAGATTGATGGCAACCTGATCAATCGCCTGTTGTTACAGAACACTGCAACTGGAGAAGTAAAAGATACCGATGTAATGTCAGCCTTACGAGTGCTGGCTGAAATTGCAACTAATAACGAGGAACTGAAAAAAATATTCCTTCGTAAAGACAAGACAGATTTCACTAACTATTTATTAGGCTTATTGGGTGGTGCCGTCGTTGAAAATGGCCTTATAGTTCGTCTGCCTAAGCAAAACACTCCGGCCGCTTTAATGTCTTGTTTGCTTGAAGAGGATATCGACACGCTTATCGAAGAGGATGAGGACGCCATCGTAGAAGTTGCTCCGGCGGAAGCATCGGGTGATATGACCCTTGGAGGGTTGATGAATGTTGCGCCTGCCGCTGATGAGGTGGATGACAAAGAGGATTATGTTATCGTAAAACTCAAAGGTGAGTCCGAATGGACGCTGTTACCTGCAAGTAGTATCGGTGGCGGCGGGTCAGGGACCATGTACAACGTGTATGTACGTAATAACATGGATTCCCTCGGCTTTGCCGCACAATACGGCGAGAAGTGCATTCTCGACTTTTCTTTCATCTCCCAATATCGTGACAGTATCGGTGATCCGTACAAGCCTACCGGTGAACTCGGCTTATGCTCCATTATGGTGAAGAATTCAAAGTATGCTGATTTCACAGTTGTAAAGCAGATGGAGATATCCTCCAATGTCTCCATCAAGCAGGATGTTGCCGAGTGGTTGACAAGTGGCAGTAATAATATCAAGATTACCATCAAGGGAGAAAACACGGATCAAACTACCGCTCCTGTGACTTATACAGTGCAGCTAACCTCTCTGGGTGTCAGTGCTCCGAACTTTGCCTGGTGGACGGCTTTTGCCGGAGATATCGCTATACCTATGATTGTGAATGGCAATATCAGCAAAACGCTGCATATTACTGTGACCGGCGAAGACTATAACCAGAATTATACTCAGAATCTTGGAACGGCTGTATATCTGGATACTCCTTATATCTATACGCTTCCACATCCGGGAACTACTGGTGTGTATAATGTGAGCTTTTATTTGTCCAATTCGGATAATACCATCCAGACAAAGGCGGTTTCAATTAATATCATGTGTATTTCTGCCGGAGAAACGATAAAGCTCATGTGTGTAAATAATGTTACCGAACAGTTGACCAACTGGCAGGATAATACCGTGTTTGACTATGCGATCTATGACGGTGCTTCTGCCTTGACTGATGCTTTATTCTCCATTATGAAGGGCGGTAGTGAGGTTTATAGTTCCGAAAATGATTCCATTACCACGAATGCCAAACAGACTCTCACTTATCCGATGGAGGTTGATACGGATGATGATGCTAACTTTGATGTCATTGTATCCGTGACAAGCGACAATAATAGTCTGATTGAACCGATTACGCTGAATGTGAATAATTCGCTGGGGTATTCTGCTACGTCAGGTGCTGCACTCTATATTAATCCCCGTACACGTAGCAACTCGCAGTCTAACAGCCGCAGTATAGTTAATGAGGTTGATAAGTCTGTTATCCCTGTGATCTGGAACAACTTCAACTGGGGTAATGATGGATGGGTATCTGATGACGATGGAGTGAAAGCATTGAAGATATTTGCCCGCAGTTCTGCGGTGATAGATTATCAGCCGTTTGCTGTGGAAGCGGCGCGTAGAGGAAAGACTATTGAGGTTGATTTCAAAGTGGAGAATGCTTCGGATGCCAGCAAGAACATTATTACTATCGCTGAGGGAAATGTAGGTCTGAAAGTATCCGGTGAGAATATCTCTTTTTTCTCCCAATCGCGACATGATAGCACCACACAAGATGTCCCTACAGATAACGGAGTACGTATACGCTTGACTGTTGTAGTGATGCCTGATGCCTACGGAAATGCAGGGTTCAATATCGTCGCCATCTATATCAACGGAAAGAAGAACCGGCAGTACGCTTATGAGAGTAATGACTATTTCAAAAACGCTGGAAAGATAACGTTGGGCAATGACTATGCCAACCTCTATCTTTATGGGTTACGCGTGTATGATTCGGCTCTAACTTCGGAAGCCGTACAGAAGAATTATATCAATCAGCTTGTGACTACCGATGAGAAACAGACAGAGAAGAGTATCAACCAAGTGCTGGATGGTGAAGGTGTGAATATTGACTTCAATGCTACGAAGATGCTATACAATGTATTCGTGGTTGATAAGCCTTTCCCTAACCTGAATAACCCTTCAGGCGTGGCGGGTAATCTGGAAGTTTTCTTCAAGAATAGACCGGAAAGGAACTTCACGCTCATCAATCTGTTGGTTGAAGGTCAGGGAACATCCTCAAAGAAATATCTGGAGTGGAATATCCGATTCAAAATGAAAGGGCTGAAAGACGCTGAGGGCAACAAGATAAACTCTATTGCCACGTATGCCGACGGGACCACAGACAAAAACAAAGTACTCATGTTCGACGGTGTGCCGAAGTCCGGGCGTCTGACGGCTAAGAAGAATTGGGCGAGTTCCATGCAGGACCACAAGGCCGGAAGTGTAGCCGCTTACAATGACCTGTATAAAGAGATAGGCATGAAGAACGAGGCGATGATTGCCGACCCGCAGATACGCGTTGCCGTCTATCAGGAGCCGTTCATCGGTTTTTCCAAGTCGGTTAATGAAGAAGGGCAGGACGTGTACACTTGCATGGGAGAATTTACATTCGGTCCGGACAAGGGAGATGATCTTTGCTTTGGTTATGATACGGAAGCTTTCCCTGCCTTGCTATCCGTAGAAGGTTCGGACAATGCTCCATTAGGTGCGCTTTTCCGCGTACCTTGGAATACGCAGAAATCGTATTGGGCGTATAATGCCGATGAAGAAGCTTTCCAATATAACAATACCAACTGTTGGGATTTCGATGCCGGTGAACTGAACGCCGATGAAACAGAACCGTTGTCTGCTCAAAAGTGGATAGATGCGTATAATGCCGTATATGTCTGCAATAATCGTATCAGACCGTTCAAGGGAACACTTGCCGAACTGAACAATGCCATAACTGAATATCGCAGTACGGGTTATGAGTATTGGATTGCCAAGTCCGGTGATGCCAACCTGTACAATCTCTATTACTACGAGGCAGCGGAAGGAAAGTTCATTCCTTCAGACATTGGGAACGGCCAGATCAATCTAAAAACGCAGTTGGCGGCATACCTTGCATCCGACCTGTCCGCATTTACATCCGACCAACTGAATGAGCTGTTCATCAATTCACGCGGGCAGTTGTTCCGGGCGACTGTGCCAAATTACTTCGACATCAACGACGCTGTATTCCACCATAATTTCGTTGAGTTCACTGCCGGAACCGACCAGCGGGCAAAAAATACTTATCCTTATAGCTTCTGCACGACAGGAAGCAAGTGGCGCTGGCGGCTGGATGATGCTGATACCATCTTTCCTATTGACAACCAGGGACAGGATCGCAAACCCTATTGGTGTGAGATGCATGATTATTACGACAACGGCCAACCGATTTGGAATGGTGAGACTTCTGTTTTCTGGAATCTGTTAGAACAGGCTTTCAGTGCTGAGATTACTGCGGGAATGCGTAAGATGTTCGCCGCAATGGAAAGTTTATGCGGCCAGTCTTCCGGTACTCCTTATGACAAGGCTTATGCTTTCTATAAGAAATATTTTTTAGGAATTAAAGAGTATTTCCCCGCTACGTTAGTCAATGCTGATGCCAAGCGTTATGAGCTTGCCAAGATAGCTTATGATAATGATTCCTATAGTAATGATACCGATCCTATTACGCAGAGTCATGGTGATTTCTATAGTGCAGAAACGGCATGGATAAAGAAGCGTATCATGTATATTATGAGTAAGTATAATTATGGCTTATTCTCTGCTAATGGAACCGACACCATCATTGTACGTGCTGCCGGTGATTTGATAGACTATGACATCACTCCGGCTTTTGATATGTATCCGGCAATCGCTAACGGTACGTCCATCGTACAGGGCACACGCACTAAAGCCGGTGAGACGTGTCGCATTACTATTGACCTTGGTGGTAGTGCCGACCAACAGAATGCGATACAGGCGGCGAGTTGGTTATTGAGTATTGGAGACTGGCATAAAAAGAATGTTTCCGGTACCATGGTGGTACGCGGTAAGCGTCTGTCAGAACTCATACTTGGCAGTAAGACAGATGACGTAATAATCTCTATAACAGGACTTACGCTTGCTGATTGCGGTAGTATGCAGAAGGTTCTACTTTCTAATATTGCCACATTGCAGGGTACACTTGATTTGAGCACAATAATCAACATTCGAGAGGTTTATGCAGATGGAACTAATCTGAGCCAGATAAAATTACCGAATGGTGGAGGGCTTGAAGTGATCGAGTACCCGGCTAACAATAAATACATCATTTTCCGGAACTTCCCGATGTTGACGACAGAAGGTTTGAGAATCGGTCAATGTGCCGTTAATATCACCGACTTTTTGATTGAGAATTGTCCTTTACTGAAGCCTGTGCAGCTACTTTCAGATATCATTGAGGCACAGCAGTCACAAGGCACTAATCATGTGTTGAAGCACATTCGTGCGGTAGGCTTTGAAGAGGAGTATTACACTGCTGACGCTCTTGATATGCTTGCCAAATTAGCTGACGGCAGCTATGAGGGCTTGTCCTCTGAAGGACTTGCGGGCGAGGACCCGGTACCTGTCCTGGATGGCAGGATAACGGTGCATTCGAACTACTATCAGGACTCTGTGGATACGCTGAGAGGAATATTCAACAAACTGAACCTGATAATGAAGGGTGAAGCTGCTATCCGCTTCGCTGATGCAGAAGTCTTGAGAGTATTGATAACTGAAGAAGCATATAGCAATGACAATGGTAGCAGCATTGGTTTATTAACACCGATAGATGAAGATGGTGACTCAATGATTACAGCCAAAGAAGTAGCACAAGTGAAATCATTGAGTAACAGAGTTGACAGAAATAATTCGATATTTAAAGGTAATACAAAAATTGAAACGTTTAATGAATTTCGTTTTTTTACCGGATTAAACAAAATAAATATTGGTTCATTCGATGGTTGCACAAACCTACGTGAGGTAACTCTTCCACTTAATACAATATTAGGAAATTTCGCATTTAGTCAAACTGGAATAGAAAGACTAATCATCCCGGAAGGTTATCAAATTATAGGAATTGGCGTATTTCAAAAGTGTCCCAATCTTAAATTAATTGATATATCAAGCACCGTCACTTCTATATCGGACGGAGGAAGTTTATTCTGGTATATGAGAAACCAAGTTGTTGTCGTATGCCGGGCAATTACTCCACCAGCATTCGGAGAATGGGGTTATGAAGGTGAGCCTAAAGCTATATATGTTCCTGATGTTAGTGTGGATGCTTATAAATCGGCTGCCGGATGGAGCTCGCAGGCTGCAAAGGTACAACCTCTGTCAGCTTATGTAGAAATTTGATAACAATTTAAAAACAGATAGAAATGGCAATATTAAGTACGGCTAAGATAGTAGGAATGCTTGCTTCGGCAAAGAAGACGGGTAGGCAGGTGATGAACGCGGCCGGTGAATGGGTAGCGGAAGTGGTAGAAGACTTCATGTCAGGTTTCGCTGGGTATGGTTGGAAGATATGGGAGTATGTAAAGGGCAAATGGATGCTTGAGATCGATTCAATCCGGGTACGTGAACAGTTTATCGTATTTGAAATGCTTGTGTCCAAGATGCGTGCGATCATTGGTTCTTTAGGCATTTCACAGGCGTGTGGTAAGATAGCTACTGTTACGTTATCTGAGGATGGTGCTGAGTATCTTATTACATTGGAGGATGAGACCATGAGCTTTGTCGCTCATGACTTTATGCGGTGTCAAACCTATACAGGTACTAAACAAACTTTCTATCATGTGGAGATATCTTCCGTTGTGGATGATATTATTCATGTACCGGTGTCTGAGTTTGATAAGGATGAAGAGGGCAATGTGATCAATCCTCCGGAGGCTGGAAACGATATCGTACAGTTCGGCAACTCTGTGAATAAGAACCGACAATCGGCTATCTATATCCACGCTGATGAGAGTGGGCAGCCAGCCATCGACATCATGTTCGATATTGACAGTAAGGACTGGACCGGTAAGATTAAGACGCGTCTTGGCGGCGATATTCCCGGTGGAGATGGTGCCCGTGGATTTTACTGCGAAAATGGCATGATAAAAGGTACAGATACCAGCGGACATACAGTCTATTGTATACATCCTGACGGAAGTGCCGAGTTTGGTGACGGCTCTGCCAAGTTTAATGCTGATAAGTCTGGCTCTCTTGCCGGTGGTGCTATCTCATGGGCATGGGATGCCAGCAAGAATCAATTCATCACCTCTTTTAAGAATGTCGTTATCAAATGGGAGGATCTTGATGATGAAGTCAAAGAGAATCTTAAAGGTGAAAAGGGCGACAAGGGAGATAAAGGAGATACTGGTGAAAAGGGGGGTGATGGTACCAATGGTGCCGATGGTATTAATGGTAAGGATGGCACGTCAATAGTATGGAAGGGTAGCTATGTTTCTCATCCTTCTGATCCTCAGAATGGTTGGGCATATAAGAATACGACTGATGGCAAGAGCTATGTCTATCAGGATGGCACATGGTATCAAATGACTATTGACGGTGTGGATGGAGCTAATGGCAAGGACGGTGCTGACGGACTGGATATAGTTTGGAAAGGTGATTTATCCGCACCTCCGGCCAATCCTGTTAAGAACTGGGTGTACAGGGATATTGATAACGGACGGGTATACATCTATAATGGTACTGCCTGGGCTTTGATGGTGGCAGATGGCAATGATGGTGCCACCGGTGCTGCCGGTAGTGATGGCCTATCGGTCTATATAACCTATCATGACAGTGAATCCCAACCGGGAAAACCTACAGGAAACGGCACCTCGAACGGCTGGCATACTGACGCAACGAGCACAGTTGTTTGGATGTCTCAGAAGGTCGCAGAAAGCTCATCTTCCGGTAGTTGGGGGACTCCTATCAGGATAAAGGGGATAAAAGGCGACACAGGCCCCCAAGGTGTTCCCGGAACTCCCGGTAAAGATGGAAAGGTTTATTATACCTGGATAAAGTACGCTGATGATGTGAACGGAGCCGGGATAAGCAATGATCCAACCGGCAAGACTTTCATCGGTCTTGCATACAATAAGGAAACCGCAACAGAGAGTAATACGGCTTCTGATTATACTTGGAGCCGCTTCCGAGGTTTTGATGGTCAAGACGGGACGGATGGTGTTCCAGGTGCACCCGGTACTGATGGCAAGACTACCTATACATGGATAGCTTATTCTGACAATGCAGACGGTAGTGATATGTATCAGATTCCGACAGATTCGACTAAGTATATCGGTATTGCGGTTAACAAGGATACGGCAACAGAGAGTAATGATCCCGCAGATTATACATGGAGCCGCTTCCGTGGCGAAGATGGTGCCGACGGTCAGGATGCTGTAATGCTTGCGATAGAGTTCTATATGAACGGCACCCGGATTAATGATATCCCGTGCGACATACATGGTGTCCCAATTTCGGGAAATACTGTCATAGCTAAGTTATATCGTATTAGTGGAAGTAGTAAGGAAGATTATACTCCTGAAAGATGGCGTGTATCTTATTTAAAGGAAGGTGTTGAAGTACTTTCCAGTCAACCTTTAGAATCGCTTAACTTTATAAATATATCCCTCGACATATCATCGGCATATGACAGTATTGCGGTGAGGACTTATGAAAAATCAATTCCTGATTATGTGTTGCTCACTGAGGGTTCAATCTCCAAAGTTATGTCAAATGTACCAGATTGGCTTGTAGGCTGGGACACGAACAAGGTACAGATCGGTAGCGAGTATATGATATCTCCGAAGCTGTTTACGGGGAAGAATGCCGGAACAGCCGAGGAACCGATTTTGACCGGCATAGTCCAGGGGGATAAGTGCATTACAATTGGTGGAGTTGAACGATCCGGTATCTTCGCTTTGGTGGATAATGAAGTCATTTTTGAGCTTGATCCTGAAAACAGGAAGTATAAATTCAATGGTGAGGTAAATGCGACAAGTGGAGTCTTCAAGAATATAAAGTCCCCCAATGATTCTTTTAGAATTAAAGAAAATGGAGAAATAGAGATAGTAGGTAAGGTTTCCACTTCCTCGAATGGTACTCGTATAGAAATAGACCCGGCTACTAATAGTCTCAAAATGTACACTAAAGACGATATGGAAGTTGGGGTATTGAGCTTTTTTGAAACCGAATGGAATGGTGTTATTAATTATCTTCCACGACTTAGGCTGCGTAGATATGTAGATAATGTGTTATATAATGAAACTTCAATAGACAGTGGAACAATCTTTTGTTCTCAAAAATTAGGTTCTGATGATTATTCCTGTTATTTGATTCCTTCTAACGGTTTGACATTTTACAAGAATAACGAGCAGACCAAGCATTATTCAAAATCGTAATAAATTAAAATCCCGTCCAACTTTCACAAGCCGGGCGGGATAACGACAAAATACTAAGACCTTAATGGTCTTATGCGATAACAAAGGTAGTATTAATTTTGAAAATGTCAAGTATATGGGCTTAAGCGAATGGTTGGCTATAGTCGGAACATTAGGTGGGTTCGAAGCTATACGATGGGTTATAACTTTCTGGGTAAATCGAAAAACGAATGCCCGGAAAGAAGA